GTAGGATTAGCCAGCATTTAGACAAACAACCTTTTCCACACGATGATGGACCACATTATTCTGTACATAAAGAATCTGACAACGAAGAGTACGACAGAGTACGTCAACTAGCTGGACTAAGATAAATCCAATAATAAAGCATTTTATGCTTGACAAGATAAATAATATCGTGTAGTATGTAATAGTGCTGCACACTTAGGCACACGACTTAAACAACGACATAGGCAACATATTAGGAGGCACAACTATGGCATCATTAGCAGAAATCCGAGCGAAGCTCAAAGAACAAGAAACACGTTCAACAGGTGGTTCAACAAGCGGCGGCGATAACGCAATTTACCCATTTTGGAATATCAAAGAAGGCGAAAGTACAACTTTCCGTTTCCTTCCTGACGGGGACGCAGACAACACTTTCTTCTGGAAAGAGCGTTTGATGATCAAACTACCGTTCCAAGGTATTAAGGGTGAGACAGACTCACGTCCAGTACAAGTACAAGTTCCATGTATGGAAATGTATGGTGATGGATGTAACATTCTACAAGAAGTACGTGGTTGGTTTAAAGACCCTGCTCTTGAAGATATGGGTCGTAAATACTGGAAGAAACGTTCTTATATCTTCCAAGGCTTTGTAACGGACAATCCGCTAACAGACGACACTACTCCTGAGAATCCAATTAGACGTTTTATTATTGGTCCTCAAATCTTTCAAATTATTAAGCAGGCTCTTATGGATCCTGACATGGAAGAACTACCAACAGATTATACTGCTGGTGTAGACTTCCGTCTTAACAAAACATCAAAAGGTGGTTATGCAGACTATGGCACAAGCACATGGGCACGTAGAGAGCGTCCATTAGGCGATGCTGAAATGGCAGCAGTAAACACACACGGCTTGTTTAACATGAGCGACTTTTTGCCTAAGAAACCAGGCGAAGTAGAAGTTAAGGTAATGTCAGAGATGTTTGAAGCATCTGTAGATGGCGAAGCATATGATGCAGAACGTTGGAGTCAATACTTCCGTCCTGCAGGTATGCAAGCACGTACAGGTGATCCAATGAAAGCAGCATCACCACAAGCAACTGCTACAAGTCAAAGTGCACCGACACCTGCTCCAGCAGCAGATCCACGCAACGATGACATTCCTTTTAAGTCAACTGAAGAAGCAGCAGCAGAAGCGGCACCAGCAGCAGCAGCTGAACCTGCAGGCGGAGCACAAGACATTCTTGCAATGATCCGCTCACGTCAAGGTTAATACGACTATATGGCCCCTACGGGGGCCAACTATCTAGCTTAATAAGGAGTAACTATGGCTAAATCATTTGATGTTAGTAAGTTCCGTAAGGACTTAACAAAAAGCATATCAGGCATGAGTACAGGCTTCAATGATCCAACTGATTGGATTAGCACAGGCTCATATGCACTGAACTATCTTATTAGCGGCGACTTTCACAAGGGTGTTCCGCTCGGTAAGGTAACTGTATTTGCAGGCGAATCAGGCGCTGGCAAGTCATATTTTTGTGCAGGTAATATTGTAAAACATGCACAAGAACAAGGTATCTTTGTAGTACTAATTGACTCAGAGAACGCACTTGACGAATCGTGGCTACACGCACTAGACGTAGACACATCAGAAGAAAAACTACTTAAACTAAACATGAGCATGATTGATGACGTTGCTAAAACTATTAGTACGTTTATGTCAGACTACAAATCTATGGCAGAAGAAGATCGCCCAAAGGTACTATTTGTAGTTGACTCATTAGGTATGTTACTAACACCTACTGATATTGATCAGTTTAACAAAGGTGATATGAAAGGTGATATGGGTCGTAAGCCTAAGCAATTGACCGCACTTGTTCGTAACACAGTTAACATGATTGGTAGTTGTAACGTAGGCTTAGTATGTACTAACCACACTTATGCATCACAGGATATGTTTGATCCAGATGACAAAATTAGTGGCGGTCAAGGCTTTATCTATGCATCAAGTATTGTTGTTGCAATGAAAAAGATGAAACTAAAAGAAGACGAGGCTGGTAATAAGATTTCAGAAGTACGTGGTATACGTGCAGGCTGTAAAGTTATGAAGACTCGTTATGCAAAACCGTTCGAAGGTGTGCAAGTAAAGATTCCATACGAAACAGGTATGAATCCTTATAGCGGACTAGTAGAATTGTTTGAAAAGAAAGGCTTGCTAGAAAAGCAAGGCAATCGTCTAAAGTATATCGACGTAAATGGTGAAGAACACCTTGATTATCGTAAGCAGTGGATCGGCGACAAGCTTGATATGATCATGAACCAATACGAAGAAAAACTTGCTCCTGTGCTAAATAGTGACACAGTAGATGCCGACCTTATTGATGAAAATGAGGAGAGCTTCGAATAAAATGAGGAGCAATTCTAAAATGAATGAAGAACAAATAGCCGATATTTGGTCTTTGTTTAAAGAATATTTAGACAAAAAACAAATCGAACTAGTTGCCGAGAAGTATGTAGATCTTCTTGCTGACTACGGAATAGACGACATTACCTTAAAAGATTGCATTGGTGTAGACGCAAGTCTCGACAATGCAATTAGTTATTTCTTACAAATCGACGAAGAAGACTTAGTCGACGAAGATAATGAATGGGAAGACTAAATGGGATGGTATAGTAATATCAGCAGGGACATTAACCAGATCCCTGCTGCTATACAATATTTCGAAACAGAACTTGTAGATGCAAAATTAGAAGTAAAACTAAAAGGCAATGTAGAACGTGCAGCGTCCGAAATGCCTGGTATAGTTGAGCATCGATTTAATCAGCTACAAGAACTAGAAGCCATATTAAACTATTTAAATATTGAGCTGCGGAGACTACGCAGTTCTTTCTTTAAACAGTATCTTGAAAACTATCAACGAGCTCTGTCAAGCCGTGACGTTGAAAAATACGTTGACGGCGAGGCAGACGTTGTTGACTATGAAAAGATTATCAACGAGTTTGCACTAATGCGTAACAAGTGGCTAGGTGTACTCAAAGCTCTTGATCAAAAGCAATGGCAAATAACAAATGTAGTTAAGTTGCGTGTAGCAGGAATGGAAGATGCCAGTTTATAATATAAAAAGAGAACAATTAATAGAATTAATGCCAAAAGAAGGAATCACTGCAGAACTAGGAGTGGGCAGAGGAAATTTTAGTGAACGTATATGTAAACTAACAAAACCAAAAAAGCATTACTGTGTTGATGTTTTTGCAGTGCTTGATAAGACTATACAAGGAAAGTACTTTGCAAGTCAACTAGAATGGGACAACAGATACGCCGCTGTGCAAGATAAATTGTCAAGATACAATGTAGAATTCTTGCGCACATTAACATATAATATACGTAATCATGTTAAGCCAGGCACACTAGATTGGGTATATGTAGACGGTGATCATTCATATGAAGGATGCCAAAAAGATCTACAAGCGGTAAACGATTGTGTAAAGCAAGACGGATTTATACTAGGACATGATTATACTGACAGTAAGTATTCCGCTTGGGGAGTAGTAAATGCTGTAAATGAATTTGTTGAAGAAAATAACTATTATCTAACTGTAGTAACTCAAGAACGTTTTCCTTCTTACCTAATTACAAAAACAGCAGAAAAAAACGAAGAAATTTTAGCAAGAGTAAAAGGCCTGTGCTAGATAACACTTTTGAAACATTACTTGCAGAAAAAATGGAAAAATCTAATCACGGTCAAATGACTGCTGAAGAATATAGATATATTGCAAATTTTTTAGGTGATAAAAACTTTCTAGTTTTTGGTACAGGACATGATACGCCGTTATGGAAATATGCTAATCGAAACGGAAAAACTTTATTTTTAGAAAATAATAAAAGATGGATAGATCCAACTGATACTAATGTTATTAAAGTAACTTATACTACAACGCGAGCATATCATAAAGATTTATTAGAAGAGTGGCATAACAGAAACTTTAGCAATTTAATAATGGACTTACCGGACGAAGTAACTCAGACTAAATGGGATTGCATTTTTGTAGATTCGCCAAAAGGTACTACTGATAAAAACCCTGGCAGAATGCAGAGTATTTTTACTGCTTGGTCTTTTTCTACAGATACTACAGATGTTTTTGTACATGATGTTGATCGTGTTGTTGAAGATGTTTATAGTAAAACAATGTTTTCAAATGTTGTTAAAGATCTTACTAAACTAAGACATGTGTGTAAATGATATTATTGTGTTCAGCATCAGATAATTATACTGAAAAATGGAAATTGTGCATCGACAGTCATAAGTTATATTGTAAAAAACATAATTACGAGTATGTTCTTATTACCGGAACTAGAGAATCTCGTAACTGGAAAAGAAATAAAATTGACGAATTAAAACACCTTCTTGAATCTACAACCAGTGATGTATGTTTAATAGATGCAGACTGTCTAATTAAAGATACTTGCCCGTCTATAGATTTTCTTAACGGCAAGAGTATATATTACACAACTGGTAAATCAAGTCGACTAAACAGTGGGTTTATGTATTTTAAAAATAATAATGATAGCAAAGAGTTTATTAGAGAACTTAAAGAAAAACTTTCTCTTCCAGTTCCTAAAGGTAAAGGATACTTTGTTACTCTCGCTGGTGAAAATGGTCATATAATTTGGCTTCTTAACGAATGGTTAGAGCATGACAAGGATATATTTAAACTTATTCCTAATTTATGGAATTGTTCATCTCCAACGTCTACAGACGAATCATATATATTACATTTTACAGGATTATTACGAAAAGAATATCCTAACTATTGTTTATAACATTCAGACCTAAGTATCTTAAACTAAAAAAGTACTAATTACTTGTATGGACATAGTAATTGTTACAGGAG